GGGGACCATCGGGGGCGGGTCCGGGGTCTCCGGGTTCTCGGGGACGATGACGGTCTCCCCGTCGTCGTCCCCGCCGTCACCGCCGCCGCCCACAATGGTGGACCCGGCGAGCTGGACCCTCCACTTCTCAGACTTCGCCCACAGGTCCCTGCCGTACCCGTTGACCCCGTTGGCGAGCGTGCCCGCGTTGTACAGGGTGCCGGCCCGCTCCACACTGTACTGCGTGTAGGAGCCGTTCAGGTGACCCGCCAGGATGCGCAAACCGAACTCGATGTTCTTCGCCGGGTTGGACAGGTCGATGCCAGCCCGCCGAGCGTCCCGGTGGTAGCCCCAATAGGTGATCTGCATCGGGCCGACACCGTTGGACTTCACACCGGTCCAGGACCCGTCAGACTTCAGCAGCCGGGACAGGAACACCAGGTAGGAGTCCCGGGACACGGGCACGAGTGCGCCCGGCGCATAGGTGACGCCGTCCACGGTGACCCCGTTCGGGCGGGATGAGTGGATGCCACCGGAGTCCCGACCGTAAACGTTCTTGCCCCCAGACTCCTTCTCCACGATGGCGGCGGCGATGTGCAGGGGCACACCAGCCGCCTTCGCCCCCGCCACAATGGCGGCGGCATTCGACAGGCCACCGGAGGTGAGCACGTCCGTTGCGGACACCACAGGCACCGGCGCCGTGACAGCCTTCGCCCCCACATAACGGGGCGGGCGGGCGACAGCGAGGATGTTCGCCTTCTTCGCGGTCCGGATCGTGATAGGCCCATCCGCGGAATCCGCAGACCCGGTGCCGTTCTGGTCCAGGTAGCGGACCGACGCGCCCAGGTCCTCCAGGACGATGAACACGTGCCCGCCATACCAGCCGGTCCACTTCGAAACCACATCGCCGATCTGCCAGGTGGAAGACACCGATACGCGGGCGTAACCCCGGTTCTTGATGAGGTTGTCCGCCAGCGCGTCACCGTTACCCCACGTCGGGCCATGCCCATGCAGGTCGATCCCAAAGCGGTGGATCAGGTCCACGCACTGGCCCGGGTACTCCCCGTCAGCGTCGATGACCTTCCCCAGCAGGGGCTTGTACCAGGTCTCGACCTCGGCCTTGACGGCTGCCAGTGTCATCGCCATGAAGACCTCCCAGGTCGTGCTGAAGTTGTTAGCCGGTGTGCGCCATGTGTGCGTCACCGATCTCGCGGATCACCCACGAGTAGGCCGACCTGCGACCCCAGTCATTGGGCACGATGTACGCGGCCTGCGCCTCCCGTGACGGGACGGTCGCCAAATATGCGTTCAGGCACCCGGCACCCGGCGACCACGGCACAAGCCGGTCCGTGAGGGTGACCTGGGGGTCCACGATGATGACCGCCCCGCTGACCCCGATGGTCAGGGCCACGGTCTCCCCAGACGTGGTAAACGTGTGGACCAGCCGCCGGTCGGCGTCGTTCGTCTGCGTCTTGTGGACACGGAGCGTGGACCCGTCCATCCGCAGCTCATCCACCCAGAAAAGGGCTTGCTGGCCGACATGTGGGGACACAGTCACCGCGACGGTCACGGTCCGTTCCTCCGGGACGGGGATGTTCGACAGGTGCGCCCACCCGCCATCCGGGGGGCACGCGCCCGACTCCAACCACCGGGGATGCTCCGACCGGACCGGGCGAACCTGCGACCCCACCGGGATGATGTTCTGCCACCGGTGAGTGGACATCAGCGACGCCGCCGGGTCCAGGACGTTATTGACCAGCGCCGGCTCCGGGTAGAAGATGCACGGTCGGGCGTTCGTGATCTGCCGCGACGCAATCCGGTCCAGGATCGCTGCGGCCTCGGGGCGGGCGGTGCCCACAGACACCGCCCACTCCCGATTCGGCATCACCGACGCCGACTGCGACCACACCCGCCCACTCAGCGCCTCCGTATCAGACAGGACCAGCGCTCCCGTCGGCGTATTCGCCAACGTTGTTGCGCAGGGCAACTCATCCAGACCACCCAAAGGGCCATACAGTCCGCCCACGACGTCACCTCCGTGTGTAGTTCATGGACTCCCGGACTGCTGCGCCGAGCTGCCGTTCGCCCATGTAGATTCGGGGTGCGGGCAGTGCCGCGACACCGGCCACAACAGCGGACGCGATAGCGTTCACGTCCACACCAGGGGCGGCGGGCGCGCTCACGTTCACCACCGGGTTGATGCTGTTAGCGGACCATTCACGGCCAGGACGGCCACCCCCCGCATACCCGGCAAGGTGCTTCACGGACGGGTCGCCACGGTTGATCGCAGACAACACGCCGTGGAACCGCTTCGACGCCTTCTGGTTGATGATCCACTCGCCGTCATCCACCCTGGCAATCGGCATCCCCGACCCGGTGACAGCCAGGATCATGTCCGTGCCCAGACCGGTGTGCGGCAGGCGACCACCCGTGCTATAACCACGCAGGGATGCGATGCCGCCCTCGGCGTACCCGGGCTTCATCACGTAGCGTCCCGCCCCGCTCTCGCGATTCCGGTCGCTGAGGGTTTTGATTCCCGTGTACTTAGCGAAGATGCTCACCGTACGGTTACGGGCCGCATAGTTCAGTGCGTTCTCGGCCTCGCTCGTATGGGGGATAGCGGTAACGTCAACGTCCTTACCGGTGATGGCATAGATATCCTGCTGCGTCCCGTACACGGTGCCAGCATCATCCACCCACACCGTGCGATCGACACCCGCGATGTTGTGGATCTGCTGCTGAACCGTCGTCGTCGAACCATCATCCGAGACATGCACGTACTCGGTCTTCCCGGTAACGTCGTTGATCCTCGACTGGATCGTGCCCGTCGTGCCCTCATCCGAGACCACCACCGACACACCCTTGTACCCGGGGATCGCCTCAATCGCCTGCCCCGTCGCCTCCGCCGCGATCAGCGCCGCATCGGAGAGGTACGTGTCGATGTCCACGGACATGTCGTTCAGGCCCACGGCGCGACGGGCCAGGATCTCGGCCTCCTCCGAGGTCGCACCCATCGCGGTCGCGGCGTTGTACGCCTGCACGTAGGTGCGCTCCAGGGCGTCCCGAAGCTCACCCTGCGACGCCCCAGCCTCCGCCAGAGACGTCACCAGGCCACGGCCCGCGTCCGCAATGTCGTTCAACGCGGCCTGGTTATTCCGGCCGGCCTCCGTCGTGATGTCCAGCGTCGCGCCGTTCTCCTCGACCGCCGCCGCCACCCCGTCCAGGGCCGCCTCAAAGGAGGCCGCGGCCTCAGCTGCGGTCTGCTCCAGGATGCCCATTCGGAAAAGCGCGTCGAGCACCCCGGAAAGCCGATCCTCCAGCTCCAGGGACTCGTCCGACAGGACAGCCATAGCCTCAGCGATGCCGCCGACCTTGGAGTCGGCGTCGATCTGGCCCAGTGCGCCCAGGGACTCGGCGGTGTCCGAGGCGGGGCCTGCGGCATCCCCGAGGGCTGCCGCCAGCGCGTCCGTCGCCCCAGCGGCCTCGCCTGTAGACGACGCCGCGGCCGCGGCCTCCGCCTCCGCACGGGAGAGGGCAGCCGCGTAAGCAGGGAACAGCTCGTTGACCTTCTCCTGCTCCACGCCCTGCGCCTTCGCGGACTCGGAAAGCTGTTCGAACGTGGCCTTCGCGGCGTCCAGGGACCCGCCCTGAGCCATGCCCGCGAGCTGCTGGTCTAGCGCCTCGAAGTTCTTCTTCGCGAACTCGACGTTGGTGGAGCTGCGGGTGCCGAAGGTGAGGACCTTGGAGGCGATCTGGTCGACGTTGTCCGCCACCGAGGGGTTGCCCATGATGCGGAACGCCTCGTCGATGCCCTGCACGTCGAGGCCGTCGAACCAGTTGCCCTTGCCGGTGAACGCCTTGTTCAGCTCGTCAACCCCGAGGGCCGCCTGCTCGCCGCCCGTCCCGATGCGGGTGATAGCGGCGGCCAGCGCGTCAGCCTCAGCCGTCGCCCCGGACGGGACGAAGGAGCCGACGGTGATCCCGACGGTGGCCGCGGTGGCTAGCCCGCCAAGAGCCTTACCGACGCCGAATACGGCCTTGCCGAACGGGGTGAGCTTTCGAGTGCTTCGCTCTGCCGCCACGCCGACGGCGTCGATCTGGACGGGCGCGGCGGAGGCCTTGCCGGTCAGGCGCGCCAGCGCATCTTTGGCCTCCAGCACCCTCGGTGCGAGCACCATAAACCCGCCCGCGGCCGTGAGTGCGACACCGCCGATGCCGGCGACAGCGCCCAGGCCTTCCTTGATCGGGTCGGGCAGGGACTGGAAGGCCCCCACGACGGTGGCGATCTGCTCCGCCAGGTCAGCGGCCACAGGCAGGATCGCCCCGCCAGCATCAATCGCGGCATCCTTGATCTGGTTCCACGCAATCTGGATGCGAGCCTCAGCGGTCTCATACCGCTTCGCGGCCTCCGCCGCCAGCGCCGAGTTCGACGCCCACGCCTCATCGCCCATCCGCAGAGACTCAGACAACAGGTCACCGGCGGAGGCCAGGGCGAGCATGACCTGAGTCTCCTCAGTGCCCTTGATGCCCATGTCAGCGAGAGTGGCGGTCACGTTGCCGCCCTCAGTGTTCACCCGGCCAATGCCCTGGGCGACGAGGTCCAGCGCCTCCATCGGGGCCGACCGGAACTTCGCGGCGAACTCCTCCGCGGACGTGCCCGCGACCTGCGCGAACGTCTCCAGGGACTCGCCGCCCTCATCCACGGCCGAACGCATCTTGATGATCACACGGGTGGCGACACCGCCGCCCTGCTCGGCACGGATACCCATCGAAGCGAGCGTGTTCGACAGGGCCAGCACGTCGGACTCGCTGGCACCCACGGTCGAGGCGGCACCAGCGATACGCTGCGCCATGTCCAGGATTTCCTTCTCGGTGGACGCACCGTTGTTGCCGAGCTCCACAAGCGCGGCACCGAACCGTGCCACACCCTCGGACCCTTCACGGTCCATCGTGCCCATCACGTTGCTGATCTGCGCGATGTTCGTCGCAGCCTCATCAGCGGTCAGGTTCGTGGTCTCGCCAAGGTCGATCATCGTCGCCGTGAAGCCGACAATGTCGTCCCGCTTCACACCCAACTGGCCCGCAGCCTCAGCGACGGCGGCGATCTCCTGATGCGAGGATGGCAGGGTCTTCGCCAGGTTGCGGAGTTCCCCTTCGAGCTGCGCGTACCCCTCGGTGGAGTCGTCCACGGTCTTCTTCACGCCAGCGAACGCCGACTCCCAGTCCATCGCCGCCTTGCCCGCACCCACGGAGGCGGCGGTAAGGCCTGCACCCACAGCGGCCAGCGACGTGCCAGCCGTCTGAAGGTCCGCAGAGTTCTTCCGCAGCCCATCGAACGCCCGGCCGGTACGGGTGCCTGCCTGGGCGGTCTCGTCGGCCATGCCCTTGACGGTGCGGCCCGTCTTGTCGGCGGCGGTGGCGAGCTTGTCGGTCTCCCGGGCCGCGGCCTGCATCGCGGAGTTGTAGCTGGAGACGTCGGCCTCGTAGCGGGCCTTCACCGTGAGGTCCTGACCCACCACGAGACCACCACCCTTCCTAGTTGTGTGCCGTGTCCCACCTGTCCAGCAGGTCCGGGCGATGCTGCTCCACCCACCAACGCGGCGCAGACAGCAGGGACTCGGCCACCCGGTCATCAGTCACCTGCACGGTGCTGATACGGGTGCCCGGTTCCGGTTCCGTGTTGTCCTTCCGCCACCGTTCAGCGGCAGCAGTCGGCCCGCACACCCGGGTTTCGACTTCCCATGCCCCGGTCTCGCAGACCTGGCGGGGTCGCCCGCATTCGGGGCAGAGCCCGGCCCGGTAGAGGGTCCAGGCGTAGATGATGAGGCGGTCCCGATCCGTCCACCCGCCAGCACCCCCCAAGAAACTAGAGGGGGGCTGCCCGAAGCCCTGCGCGGACTCCAGCAACAGCAGCCATGTGCCGGCGGATGGGTGTTCGGTCAGGACCTGTCGGAGAAAACCGCGTCGACCGCCTGCGCCGTGTCATGCGACATGACCGTGCCCAGCGTCTTGTCGATGCGGGACCACTGGGCGGGGCCGATCGCGTGACGGATCTGCTCCCACTGCTCCGGAGTCGCCTTGACGTTCCCGGGGAGACGGCAGGCCAGCGCGAACAGGTGGTGCGCGAACTCTGGTGTGCCCGGCTTGTGCCCGGCGGTGGCCTCGGCGACCTCGGTGGGATCGATCGCGTACGCGGTCACTTCGAGGCGGTGCTCTTCCAGAACCTTCGACGCCTCCTGGCGGGCGGCGTCGAGGGCGGCCTGGTCGACGGTTTCCCCAATCGCGGACTCACCCCCCACCTGGGCGGGTTCGAGGGCGGCGACACGTCCGACCGCCTCGTCCACCAGGGCGGGGTGCCGGTACACGGTCACGGTCTGGTGGGTGCGGTCGGTGAGGTCGTCCTGGTCAGTGCCGGCCAGGAACGCGGCCAGATCAAACTCGGCCGGGGTCTTCTGTGTGGTGTTCATGGTGTGGGGCCTCCATGGTGTGCGGGGCGAACAGATGATGAGAGAAGGGGGTGGTCGTCCCCTTTGACGCCCCACACGATTACTCAGGGGACGACCACCCGGTCTGTTGGGCCTGGTCAGGCGGTGACGACGCCGTTGGCTTCCGCGTTGGACACCATGAGCGGCACCGTGGCCTTCATCCAGCCCTCGTGCGGGTTGTCCGGCATCGACCAGTTGTCCGAGGTCACGACGAACGCCTGGTACTCGTCACCGGCCGCCCAGTCCTCGTCCCACTTCTTGCCGGTGTACCGGATGAAGAACACACCCGGGGAGCCCTTCACCCGCAGCGCGGAGAACAGGGCGTCACCAGCGGCGTCAGCCTTGCCGGGGTTCTCCTTGTCCCAGAACCGGAACACGTTCGCGGTGGCCTCGTAGTTGTCCCGGCCCGCGGCCTGCGCGCCGGCGGGCTCGCAGATCGCGGCCTCCGTGATGGTCTCCGACGCGGTGAACCGGAACGTGGTGCCCTCCTTCACGAGACGGCAGGACACCTCCAGGGCGGAGTTCAGGAACGCGGCGGACGCGGAGCCCAGGTCCGGGGGGACGGTCGGGGAGAACGCGACCTTCATGCGCTGGTCACCGAACGTGCGGGGGAGCATGGTCGCTTCGGTGGTCTCGGGGGTGACAGTCATCGGGTGGCCTCCTCAGCCTTGGTCTTGCCGGTGGTGGTACGGGCCGGTTCGGTGACCCGGTGCTCCGCGGTGGCGGGGGCGGGCTCGGTGGCCTTGGTGGTGCGCTCGGACGGGGCCAGCACGATGTACGGGAACACTCCCGTGTAGTGGGCGGGGCCCCGGAACTTGCGGCCGTCGCGCTTGTCGACGAGCCACACGTGCTGCGGTGCGTAAGCCATGGGTGCCTCCTAGGCGTGGTCGGTGAGGGTCCAGGTCAGTGGGATGTAGTAGCGGGCGGGCCGTTCGGCGGGGTCGGTCATCACCTGGGCGATGGACTGCTGGAGCCGTTGTGGTTTCACCCGGCCGTCGAGTGCATCGGTGAGGGTGTGCTTGACGTCCCGTGCCGCACCGGTCGTCCATGTCCAGTCGCCGGAGGCGACGGTGACGGTGAACTCGCCGGTCTGGCCTGCCCCATAGATGCGCCCGGTGACGTCGTCGTCGGGGACGGGGGAGAGGATGCCAGCCCAGATCGCCGCATACGGGTAGACGCGGCCTGCCGTGTCCTGGGGGAGCGTGGCGGGCACGGTGCCGAGGTGTACACCGCCCCGCAAACCTGGCAAAGCACGCAAAAGGGCGGCGATGTCCTGGTAGTGGGTGGTCACGTCGGGTCCAGGGTGGTGGTGCCAGTCCGTCACAGCACCCGCCCTCCGGTCTGCTCGATCATCTGCACCCACACGTCGCGGGCCTGCTCGTAAGCGGGCCGCATGAACGGCTGGGGCCGCTGCCGGGACGTGCCGTGCTCGACGTAGGCGGCGTACTCGGCGCCCGCCGTCACCTCACCCACGATGACCCCGGACGTGGACCCGGGGTCGATAGTGGCCGCGATGGAGGACCGCAGATACCCGGTGTCTACAGGGGCCCGTTCCCGGGCGACACGTTGTGTGTCCAGGGTCGCTTTCGCTGTGGCATCCCGGATCATGGCCACTGCTTTGTCCGGGGCGGTACGGAAACGGTCAGCCATCCCACGGAACTCGCGACCAGCAGTCATACCGCACCCCCTGGTTCGGTCAGGTCCACCGTGCAATACAGGTCCCGCTCAAACCGCAGAGTCCCGTGCAAGACCTGCTCGACACGCAGGTGCCGGCCTACCAGGTCCGGGTCCCCGGCATGACCGGGCAGGTACCCGTCCACGACCAGGATCGGGCCGGTGTCATCCACAACGGTCCCGGTCGGCCACTTCTCGGCGGGGATCGTGACCAGGTAGTCGCGGGAGTCCACGAGCTGGCCTTGGGAGTCACCTCGGGCGGCCCGGTTCTGCTGCTGCACACGACACACGGTCTCGACCAACACCACGTCAGGGGCGGTCTCGAAGTCCGGGTAGCTGCCCGGCTGGCCGGGGCGGATGACACGGCACAGGCCCGTCATCGTGGACACTGCCACCGGTCGGTGATGACGCTCCCACTCGGGCGCGATGATCGTGGTGCGGTTCAGCCCCACCATGCCCGCGCCTCCTCACCCTCATGCCTGCCGGTCACGGCACCGGGGCCGGGAATGTACCCGATGAACCCCTCACCGACCCCTTCCAACGCGTCGGCCTTCGCATCCCACTCACGGGCCAGGGCCCGCAGCTCCGCCGCGACCGCCGGACCATCCGTCTGTAGGTCCTGGGTGCGGATCTTCTTCGACACCAGGACCTCGGACGCCGCGATGGTGCGCAGCGCCGCAGCGACCGTGCGCGGCAACGACCCGTCCGCGCCCCGGTACAGGGCGAACAGGTCGTCGTAGGAGAGCAGTGGCCCGCCCTCGGCGGTAGCGGGGTCAGCGATGTGGAGACGCAGCAGGGTCTCGGTCTGGTCGTCCATGAACACGGCCTGCGCCTCCTTGAAGATGGGTGGGGCCGGGTGAGAGGTGCCCCATGGGGGTTGCTCACATCACCCGGCCATGACGGGTCAGGCGCCCTTGGACGCCCACACACCCGGGGTGAACCCGGGGTCGATACCGGTCACGGCGCGGCCGCGGTAGGAGATCGTGTCGTCCTTGAACGACCCGTCGGTCGGGGACAGGGCCCCGCCGCCCAGGGACTGGCCCTGCGCGTTCTCCACACGGATGTCGACCTCCGGGTGACCGGCGAGGCTGGTGCGGATGATCGAGGGCAGGTCCGAGCCCTTGCCCTGGATCAGCGCCCACGCGGTCCCGGAATCGGTGCCGAGACGCTTGCCCACGGACCGGGACTCCAGCGGCTTCACCACGTTCCGGAACGGGTTGTCCTGGACCTGCTTCGTCGACTTGGAGCCGTCGGTGGTGGTGATCTCCACCTTCTCCAGGTGCACGAGCAGCGCCTGCACCTGGGACCGGAGCGCGGGACCGTGCACCAGGTACAGGCTGGACACGTCCACGAGCTCGTCGCGGTGGTTCTCGCGGATGGCGAGCTCGTTGATGGCCTTCTGCAGGTTGTCCGCGGTCAGCGGCAGGTTGGACACGGACTTGAAGAAGTCGGCGTTCCAGGCCCCGTTCTTCACGAGCAGGTCCGCGACGGCGGAGTTCTGCGTCTTGATCGCACCCTGGGCGAGGTCGCGGGGGAAGTCCGCGATGTCCGAGAAGCGGCGGTCCAGGAACAGCTCCCAGGTGACCTTCGCCACCTTGCCGTACTTGCCCAGGCCGTGCTCCAGGTCGGTGGTCTTCTTCGAGGAGCCCTTGTACTCCTCGCCCTCGCGGACGCGCTCGAACTCGTCGGCACCCCACAGGTCCACCAGGCGGCGGCGGTTGAAGTCGGGGACGGTCGTGTCGAACACGACGTCCTCGAACTCCTTCGGGGTGTCCTTGTAGGCGGTGATCGCGGTCGCCTGGAGTCCCTGCCCGAGCAGCACGGGGAAGTCGGAGGTGCTGAACGCCTCCTGGAGGGTGGCGATGGCGGTGATGTTGCCGGCCTCGGCCCGCTTGAGCAGCAGGCCGGCCTCGATGACCTTCTCGTCGTGGGAAGGGGCTCGGCGGAAGCCCTCGCGGGCCAGGTCGATGCTGACGGTCATGATGTGTGCCTCCTAGGCGAAGTCGGGGTCAGGCCGCGGCCGGGGCCAGGTGGTGGCCGAGGGGGGCCACGTGGGCGATGCCGGTGCCGGTGCCCTTCGCGGTCACGGCGGACCCGAAGGGCTTTGCGCCGGTGGCGGTCGCGGTGAGGGTGCCGTCGGTCTTGAGGTAGACGGTCTGTCCGACGGTCAGAGCGCCGGTGACGGTCACGTCCTTGGCGGAGCCGATCAGCTTGACCGTGGCCATGCCGTCGGGCTGCCGGTCGATCAGCGCGAATCCGGCGTAGTTGCCGACGATGACGGGGTCACCGGACTTGGTGCCCTCGGGGACGGGGATGGCCGGGGTGTCGAAGTGGGTGTATCCCATGTTCAGCATGATGTGAGTCCTCCTGGGTCAGCCGTTGATGCGGTAATCGTTGATGCGGGCGGCGATGTCGGCGGCGGACATCAGGCCCAGGTCGGACTCGTTCACGGTGATGGTGTAGGCGCCGACGCTCGGGGCGGCGGGGTCCACGGTCAGGGCGGCCGCGGCCTCGGTGACCTCGGTGCGGAGCGTGTCCGGGTCGAAGTCCTCGCCGGTGGCGGCGGACTCGGCGGCGCGCACGATGAACGCGGGCGCGTTCTCCCCGAAGGACTCCGCGACGATGGCGCGGGCGTCCGCGAGGGCACGCTCCCGCATGGTCTTCGCGGCGGCCTCAGCGGCCTCCTTCAGAGCGGTGTTCTCCTGGGCCAGGGTCTCGGCCCGGCTGGCGGACTCGCGGAGCTGGTGCAGCTCCTGCTCGTCGATCTCGGTCTTCGCCATGGTGTCCTCCTGGGATTCGGTGGCGGGGGTGGCCGCGTCGGCCGGGCCGGCGTCAGCGGTGGTGGGGTTGTAGGTCACGGTTCGGG